GCAGACAAAGTAGTCTGGATTAAAGAACTCATCGTTCCACATAAATGAAACGACATTTGGAATAGGGGAATTGAATGGATCAGCTCCTAATGTTTGGAAAGCTCCAGAGCAATCTTCAAATTGCATCCAGTTCCAGTCACCAGAGATCTTCTTGATCCCATTCGTTTCCATATCAAATTCAAAACATTCAGCACCATAATCTTGTTGCTTTGTATTGTTTTGAAATCGTTTTGCTACTGATCCAAAGTCACCAAGCATTGATCTTGTGTTTTGTTCAGATAGCTTATCTGGATCTCGTAGATCCCAGATTTCTTTCATTATAACTCTTCCGAATTATCAGCTTTCGTTCTGAGTTTGGTCATCTTGATCTTGAACAGATTGTTGATTCAAGTTTTGCAGATACGAATCTCCAATTTCTTGATCTACTGGCTCAAGATCTTCTTTTGCTCTGATCTCATTAACAGAAAGGAATCCAGCATTTCTTCCCAAGTTATATGCTTCATATCGAGCTTTGATATTTGCTCTTAATAATCCAGATACATCAATTCTTGCAAATTGATTTCTTGGAAGCATCATCGTGAGTGCTGTCTCGATTCTGTTGATATAGGGGAGAAGAGTTAGTTCATAAAAAACTCTGTTTTGCTCCTCAATACTAGATCCGAGCTTTGTAGTTTCTGAGAGATCTCCGATCATATATGCTGGAACTCTAAAGAGTCCACAGATTTCTGATTTAGTGTATTTCCTAGATCCCAAAAACTGCATTTGTTCGTGGTTTAAAGCCATAGGTTTCCAAGAAGCTCCCTCAGTCAATATTCCGATTCGATGAGACTTCTTAGTTCCCATATGTTTTCTCTCAAAGCTCTGCTTCAAGATGTTGAGTGATTCTTCTGTTGGACTTGAGTCCATTTCGATCACTCCAGAGAGAACAGCTCCATTCTGAAAGAATCTTCCAGCAAACTCATCTTGTGCAAGTGCAATTCCAATTGCTTCTTGACCAGCTTCTATTGGAGAAAGTCCCAAATCAGATCCTTGTTCAAAGTTCTTGATGTGAACGATCTCTCCAGCTGGATTCATAGATGTGTATCTAGTGAAAGTCTCTTTTCCATTGAAAACATAAACTGCTTTCCCATTTTTTCTTTGGATCTCAATATCATCTGGATGCAAGTTATAGATCTCAGATGGAAAACCATTTCGATCTCTAGCTGTGATCAACCAGTACGAATTGCCATAAAGACAAAGTGAATTGATTGATCTGTGCATCCAAGTGAATATATCTGTCTCTGGATTTGGCATTCCATTAACAGCATCCAAGAAAACTGGAGGAGTTGTGGATTCTCTATAATCTTGAGTCTTTCTAAATGTTTTGACTGGCATTGTTGCAATCGAATCACTTATCAAAGAAATACAAGAATAAACTGTTGCAGAAGTGATTGCAGTTGATGGATCAACTATCTCACCAGATGCAGTCTTTCCAGTTCCATCCATTCCCAAATTAAATAAAGAAGCATCCATATCTCGCTTCTCAAATGGTTGTCTATTAAATAAATCTATTAGTCTCATAATCTCTCAAAGTCGAATAAAAGTGAAATAGCTATCAGTCCAGATCCAAGAACAAACAGTCCAACAGTTGTTGAGACAAAGAATGCTGAGACACAAACACTGACAAATCCCACTGAAAAAATAATTAGGTTATTTATCATCAAACTCCTAAATTGATATAAATTCTGGAGACTTCTGATCATCTTCTTCTTGTGGTCTGATTAGATCTGACCATCTATCGAATGCCATTATTGAAGCAATAGCCAAGTCGATCTTTCTTGCAGATGATTTGTTGATCTTTGTGACCAGAGTCCCTTGAGGAGTCTCTTTTGGGACACAGTTGATCAAATGTTGGAAAAGGTTGAAATCTCCATCGTGTGAAAGTCCTTGTTCCATAACAGCTGAATAAAACCTTGAGGTTGCTTCAGCCATTTTCTTTCTATAATTTCCCTCAAAATAAAGGATCATATCTGATCCATACTTGTCTTCTAATTCATCAAGTTCTTGATGCCAACCCATAGGATCAACAACAAACTCGACAACTTCATAATCTCTAAAGATCTGATCTATTTTTGCCAGAACTTCATTTCTAGGAACTTTCCAAAGTTGGTTTTCTTGAACTGGTCTTTCCCAGTGTCCCAAGACTTGAATGTGTGGTTTTTCTTCAACTGAAATCCCCACCAATGCTGTTGAGTCCCTTGAATACGATCCATCAAACGCCAATATGATTTTTGATTCTTTCTCGATGGTTTTTTCGGCATAACATTCCTCCCACACACCAGCTGGAAGCCATCTCTCAGCTGTTGAAGTCCATTGATTTAAAAAATATCTTCTAAATTCATTCTCTGGTATCTGATGAAAAGCTCTTTCAAGCTGTTCACGATCAACAAAGTCATCAAGAGCTGGATTGCTTTGTTCAAGAGCAAGTTGTCTTTGATCGAAGTTATTGATGTCCAATTCTTGATCTGCTTCGTATATTTTAAAATAAAAGCCCTCATCTTCGATTTCACCAGCTTCAATTCCTTTTGCATATTTATAAAGTCTATAAGCAAGACTGTTCTCAACTCCAGCAGTTGTGATGTTGATTCCAATCGTGTTTGCTCTTTTCCTAAGTCCATTCTGGATCACCAGATGAGCTTTTTCCTTGTTGCCAGTCATCTCGTGGATCTCATCAAAGATTCCAAAAGGAGCTGGTCTAAGACCATCATTCTGACCAGCAACACAAGGAACTCTTAAAATATAAGCATTGGGATTGTCCTTGACTATGATCTTTCGTTCTTGAATATCAACAAAGTGCTTCAATTCACTGTTTTGGATCATTGCTTTTGCAGATGAAAAGACAAGATCAGCTTGATCATAACTTGATGCAACAACTGGAATGATCGGACTTGGATTTCCAGATCCTAGCAGTCCATAAACTGCCAACATTCCAGCAAGTTCAGTTTTTCCATTCGACTTTGGAGTCGATATATAAGCAGTATGATGTTTGAATGATCCATCTTCTCTAAGTTCAAAGAGTTCTCTGATGATCTCTTTCTGCCAATCTCTTAAGACAATAGGTTGTCCAAGATAATCTCCAGAAGAGTGAACACAATATCGTTCAATGAACTTGATAACTCTATTCCCAAGAGTTTTCATTATTCTTCCTCTAGTTCTGCATTAAGATCAGCAAGACTTTTCTTTGCTTGACCTATTGAGATCCCTAGAGACACTCTAGCTTTCGGATTCATTCCTATTCTGTCCTCAAGTTGTCTGATCTCAGCATCTAACTTCAACATTGCTGAATATAGAGGATTAATCACGACTTGACCTTGTGATCCTACGACCAAACGATCTTTCTTAGCTTGTTTATAGATCCTCTCTCGTTCATCCATCAGTGTTGCAAGTCGATAAATGATTGATTGATCTGATTTCTCATCAATTGCACTAGCAAGATCACTTGTCCAGAATGCTTCCCACCACAATTTCGTGTTTTTTAAATATCTTCCAGATAATTTCGGAATATTTCGTTTTTTATATGCAGACATTTCGACCAGCTTTGGTCGTATTCGATGTTCTCTTTGATCAAGTGGTTTAGCTCTAGTCATAATAAAAAAATATTTTTTTTGAAAGTTGTGAGACTATACATCTCTCTTTCTTAAGGGGCATCGGGAGAGACACGCTGTCAGATCTCTGCATTTTTGACCTACCCCTACCAAATAGAGTTCTGATCAGAACAGTTTTTGTCTGTTTTTGCACACTCCCAAGCACTTATCTCAGCATATAGAGTCATTTCTACTCACAAAAGTTTTCAGATTGTTGCTTGTTTGGAGCTGTTGCAACTTCGACAAAAGATTTCCAAAGTTTGATAATCATCCCCACCTTTGCTTGTTGGTATAGGATGATCAGCTGTCAGATCAGTTGAGAAGTGTGGTTTCCTTTTATATCCAGAACACACATATCCATATTGATCAATGTGTCTTTGCACAGCTTCTTTTCTATATTTTCTCTGTGCGTATGTGACAGTCTTTGGCTTCTTATAATATTTCTTCTTGATCCTATGCTGTGGACACTTTCTTTGATCCGAAACTTTTCCACAGTCATAACAGAAAAACTTTGGCACGATCTCTTTTCCTTAGTATTAATAAAACAATTAATATTTCAATCAAGGAGATAATCTTCGTTGAATCTCAACAATACGATCTTCCATTGTGCTCAGTTGCCATTGATAGTTCAGATACTTCTCATCGATCTGAGTTATCAGCATCGTATGTTCTTTATCTGCTTTCTTTAATTCTTCAATTGAAGTTTGTAGCTCTTTGATCTCGTGCATCATTAAATTAATTTCAATATGCGTATGATCTAAGTTATTGATCTGATCTTGTATTGCTTGGAATCTCTGATCAGTCTGTTGTTTATTCTGTATCAGTACAAAACAAAGAATGATGATTGAGATAGTTAATGCAATCCAACTTATATATTTCATATAGTCCATATCTCATAGGGGATCATCATATCTTGTTGCAAGAACATAGGGGAGTTCTGATCTTCTACTCTTTGAGTTATAACATCTAAGAACAAGAACTCTCTTGCTTCTGATGGTTTCATATCTTGATTCCCAACTAATTGGATCACACATTGATTGAAGTCATAGACTGCAACTGATTTCTTCCCATTCGTTCCAATACCAATAAAAGCTGGAGTGAACTCTGGAAGAACTATTGCTTCTGGATTTAAAGAAGCTAAATGTGAATAACTAGGATGGTCAATTGCTTTAATCATAAGATATTTATTTCTGAGATAGAAATTGGATTATTGGTATAACTATATCAGCTAAATGGAACTCAATTAAAAATTTCCCCATATTTCTTGATTATTTTAATTCTCACTACTGATTGAATATTTCTGCTTTTATTTAAAGCAAATAAATATTATCTTATGTTTTCTTATCTTATCTTCTCTTATCTTATGTCAGAATTTCCGACTGCATTCCGATGGAAATCCAACTGCTTTCCAAAGAAAGTCGGTGGAAAGTCGTAGGAAATTGTCTCACATTGTGATTAAATTAAAAGAACAATGGGGAATGCTTTAGATTATAACGACACACACGAGCCACGAAGATTGATAGATTGTGACAATTGTGGCAAAAGGTTTCTTAATTATCCAGATAATGTCCCAACTTGTTCTGATTGTTTGCAGAATCCGACAATAAGAAGACAAAGATCAAGAAATTCGACTCCAGTTGCATTTTTATTCGATATTTAAAATATGCGTTTAAGTTTTTTCCAAACCTTGATTTCATTGAGGATTTCAGAAAAAACATCAAAGCTGTGCATTTTTTGGACATAGACCAGTCAGAAGTGTGTTCAAGTATTCCAACCGATACAAAACTTGTGGCTGATCAGTTGGCACGAAAGACTGGTCTGCTTTCATTATAAAACCACATTGAACAGCTCTGAGTATTTGTTATAATTTTAGTTATTGCAGTAGTAGTTCAGTGGTAGAACGCCTCGTTGCCAACGAGGAAGTCGGGAGTTCGAATCTCCTCTACTGCTCCACTAATCTTGTTCTGGTTTATAACCCTTATCAAATGAATCAGCCATTCTCTTCTTGAGATCCATATCTTCTTTGATATAGTACTCACGAGTCACACGATCATTCTTATGTCCTAAGTGATTTGCAATATCAGTTGAACTCCAACCAAGACCAGCAAGAACTGTTGCTGATGTGTGTCTTGTATATTTAGGAGACTTGAGTGGTCTTTCAATACCAACCAACTCTTGAATCCGAATAAAGTTCTTTCTGAAATAATCTAAATTGATCAGATGTCCGAACTTATTAACAAAGAGATATTGATCTTCGTGATATACACCGAGAAGATCTAACTCCACAGCTAACTGTTGAACATAGTCAATGACTGCATCTGGACAAGATTGTATTCTCTGAGATGAGGATTTGACCTTTGATTCATCATATACCCATCCAGTTATCTCTCCATTTT